AGGACACCTCAGACTCCTCGCTCACGATTCCGGTCGGCGGCTATACAGTCTTTGCTTTCGATGTCAGTCCGTCTCGCCGCAATGCAAGCCTCGTTGCTGGTCAAATACTCCCTGACGGCAGAATCGGCGTGGGAATACTCCAGACGTGGGAGTCGCAAGTATCGGTTGATGACCTTAAGATCGCTGCTGAAATCAAAGGCTGGGCTGACCAGTATCGACCGCGCCAAATCTGTTTTGACAAATATACAGCGCAGTCAATAGCAGACCGACTCTCCAATGCTGGACAGGTAACGATGGATATCTCAGGCGCGGCGTTCTATCAAGCATGCGGTGATCTATTAGATGCCTTGGTAAACAATCGCTTAGTTCATTCAGGCCAAGAGAACTGGGTGCAGCAGATGAACAACTGCGCAGCTAAGACCAACGATTCCTCATGGCGCATTGTTAAGCGCAAGAGTGCAGGAGATGTATCGGGTGCAATCTCGACAGCGATGGTTGTACATCAATTAGTTAAACCACAACAGGTTGCGGCTATTTACTCCGAATGACCTACATGTAGTGTATAATTGCACCCTATGGGTCTCTTTTCGCGTAAGCCGCAAATTTTAGAAGCACAGTTAGCCCCTCAAGTTATGGGCGAGAGTTATCCTTCGCTCTATAACAACTTTGCTTTGCGTGTCTCTCGCAAGGACGCTATGTCCGTCAGTTCTGTCGCTAGAGCTCGTAACCTAATTTGCGGAACTGTCGCATCTATCCCACTTGAGTATTACAACAAGCGCACCGGTGAAGTTATGGCTGCGCCTCGATGGATCAACCAACTTTCAAAGAACCAGCCATCATTCGTCACCCTAACTTGGTGCGTTGATTCTCTCCTATTCTACGGAGTGGCTTACCTTCGCGTTACAGAGCGTTATGCCGAGGACGGACGTCCATCAGCCTTTGAATGGATTGCTAACTCACGAGTAACTTTCACAACTGACCTCGAAGGCATCATGATTACTCAGTATTATGTCGATGCTTACCCAATCGAGATGAATGACATTGTCACAATTCAGGGATTCGATGAGGGCGTATTAGAACGCGCTGGTCGCACAATCCAGTCAGCAATTGATATTAACAAATCTGCTGCGATTGCCTCTGCTACGCCAATGTCTAGCGGAATCCTAAAGAACACAGGCGCAGACCTTCCACCTAATGAGGTCTCTGGCCTTCTTGCAGCTTGGAAGCGTAGCCGTCAGAACAACGCGACCGCTTACCTCACATCTACTCTTGAGTTCCAATCAACACAGTTCTCACCCAAAGACATGATGTACAACGAGGCTATTCAGAACCTTTCAACTGAGATTGCTCGCGCAATGAACGTCCCTGCTTATTACTTATCAGCAGATCAGAACACAACAATGACTTACGCCAACGTCCAAGACGAGCGCAAGCAATTCTTTGCCCTATCTATTGAGCCTTACATTCAGGCTATTCAGGCACGTCTTTCAATGGACGATATCTCTACCTCAGGCCACGAAGTTCGCTTTGCAGTCTTTGATACATTCCTAAAGGCAGACCCATTGGTTGAACTTCAGGTAGTTGAGAAGCTCCTAACTCTTGGACTTATCACAACTGAACAAGCTATGGAAATGACGGACTTAACTCCTAACGGAAGCGAAGGAATCAGCTAAATGGAACACCTAATAATCGAAGCATCATCAATCGAATGCTCTGAGGAGCGCCGCGAAATCTCAGGCAAGATTGTGCCAATGGGTACAGGAGAAATCGGTTACACCAACATGGGTGGCGTTGTCTTTGAAGCAGGATCTATTGACGTTACAGACATTTCTAAAATTAAGTTGCTATCACAGCACGATATGAAAAAGCCTGTTGGTCGCATGACAGCCGCTGAGGTTCGCCCAGACGGAATCTACGCAACCTTCAAGCTCTCACGTTCTACAGGTGGCAACGATGCACTTATTCAGGCACAAGAAGGCTTAGTATCCGGTCTTTCTGTAGGCGCAGAAGTTCTTGCATCAAAGCCATCACGCGATGGACACATTGTTGTCTCATCAGCACGTCTCAAAGAAGTTTCTCTAGTTACTGAACCGGCTTTCAAGTCTGCTCAGGTACTCGAGATCGCAGCAGAGGAAGTAATCCCTGTTGAACCAACCCAACCAGAAAGCGAGCCACAAGTGGAAGACATTACCACTCCGGTAGAAGCTCCAGCAGTTGAAGCAGCAGCAGTCGAAGCCGCTCGCCCAACAGTTGTTGCGAATCTCCAAGTACGCGAGCGCACAGCTCCAATCTCATCAGCACAATACCTCGAAGCATCAATGAAGGCAGCATTAGGCGATGACGAAGCTCGTCGCACAGTACGCGCAGCTGATGATTCGACTTCTACAAATACAGGTCTGACTTTGCCGTCACATCTCAATACTTTCATCACAGATACATTCACAGGACGTCCAGCATTCGAAGCTGCTACACGCGGTTCACTTGCAGGCATCGATGGCATGAGCTTTACAGTTCCACGCCTTTACACCAACGCTTCATCTGCTGACGTTGCACCAACAGTCGCAGACACAAACGAAGGTTCAGCACCATCAGAGACAGGCATGACATCTGCTTATGACACTATCTCAATCGAGAAGTTCTCAGGACTACAGCGCGTATCATTCGAGCTTGTAGATCGCTCATCACCTGCATTCATGGAACTCATGATGGCAGAACTTCGCAAGGCGTATGAGAAGGCTACAGATGCAGCACTTCTCGCAGCTTTCGTATCATCTGGTACAACAGCAGCAACAACAGCAGCAACAGCAGCTGGACTTCAGTCATTCATCTCTGTAGAAGGCGCAGCCGCATACAAGGGTACAGGCGGAGACTTCGCTAACAAGCTCGTTGCTTCAACAGACCAGTGGGCAGCAATCGCAGGATACGCTGACACAACAGGTCGCGCTCTCTACTCAGCACAGGGTGCAACACAGAACGCATCAGGCAACGCAGTAGCGACTTCAGTCGTTGGTGGCGTACTTGGTACAGACCTCATTGTTGATCACAACATCTCAACTTCAGGAATCGTTGATAACTCAGCATTCCTAGTTGCTCCATCATCAGTTTACACATGGGAGTCACCAACAACTCAGCTCCGCGTAAACGTTCTTACATCTGGCGAGATTGAAATCAATCTTTACGGATACCTCGCTATCTACCTTGCTAAGTCAGGTAAGGGCGTACGTAAGTTCAACCTTACATAATAGCAATACCCTAAGTCGCTAGAGGGGGCTGCCAGAGCCCTTGCAGCTCCCTCTAGTCTTTAGAAAGGAAATCATGTCACTAACAACAGTTGCAGAGCTTCGCACAGCCCTAGGCGTTGGCACTCTCTATACTGATGCTGTATTGCAGTCTGTCTGCGACGCTGCTGACAATGTTCTCCTTCCTTTCATCTGGGCTAACACAACTCCTATTGTTGGACATAGCAACACAACTACAACAGGTACTTCATATTTTGATATTGATGTCCGAGAAACTTTCTACATCGGACAGAGCGTTGTCATCTCAGGTGCAGGTTCTAAGCACAATGGCAACAAGACAATTACTCAGGTTGGCGAGTATTCGATTACTTACGCCATTTCCGGTAACAACAACACCGCAACTGTTTACCACCCAGTAAACCCTTATGGCATGGTTGCAGCAGATACTTATCTAGACCCATCTACAGTTCCAGCAATCCAAGAGGCAAGCCTCATGATCTGCGTATCAATCTGGACATCTCGTCAGACCAACTCAGGCAACGGCATGAGCCCTGACGGTTCAATGGGAAACATGTACGCAATGTCATCACAGCTGATTTCTCGCGTTCGTGGCTTGATTGCACCATATCTAAGCCCTAACTCTATGGTGGGCTGATGCCAGCGATAACCACACTCAGAAGCAGCATTGCAACGGCTCTAGCCGATAACACTAAGTACAGCGTATTCGCGTTCCCACCTGCTACGCCTATTGCTAACTCAGTAATCGTTACTCCTGATGATCCTTACATTGTTCCAAGTAATAACGATTACACAGCAATCAGCCCTATGGCTAACTTTAGACTTACTATCCTTGTCCCATTGCTAGACAATGAGGGCAACCTTGCTGGTATTGAGGCCGACATTGTTCGAGTCTTTGCCCTACTTGAGGCTTCTAGCATTGTATTTAACGTAGGAAGCGTGAGCGCACCAAGCGTTCTTTCAATCGCTTCCGGAGATTTACTGACTTGCGATATTGCAATCAGTACCCTAACGGAATGGAGCTAATCGATGGACGATTGGACTAAGGAGCAAGCCGACTTTCTAATCAAGATTGGTCAGCTTCCACCAGCAGCAACAACCGCACCAAAACCAACTACTAAGAAAGACGAGGAATAACCTAAATGGCAGTATTTCTAAGCAATAACGTAGGCGTAAAGGTTAATTCAGTTGATCTTAGCGACCACGTCACATCAGTAACTATCAATCGTTCATTTGATGAACTAGAAGTTACAGCAATGGGTGACTCAGGACACAAGTTTGTTAAGGGTCTTGAAGCATCATCTATCACAATCGACTTCTTGAACGACACAGCATCAGCTAACGTTCTTGCAACACTTCAGGCAGCATGGGGAACTAACGTTCCAATCGTGCTTCTACAGGCTAAGGGAACAGCAGTC